CTTACGGGGCCCTAGGGCGCAGTGCAGTACATCCAAGCATCCCTTGAATAAGGATGTGGAAATAAGGGGGAGTAACCCCCTTGGACCATTTAGGAGCTCTGATGGCCGTTTGACACGCTATGGTGGTACGGTTCGCACGAGAAAGGTGCCTTTTCCAAGGCCCTCTTATCGTTACGACTCGCATTCCACAATTGGTGGCCAGAACAATACGTTACTGGTCGGCAATTTGGACACCAAGGCGTGGCAAGGAACTCAGGTTACTGAGTCTTTTAATCATCCTTCATGGAACAAACGCAAACGCGGAAGTTCCATGGGCGACATGGGCGGTCCGTTCTTTAGCTGGAAGTCTTATGTCGACTCAAAAGTCGAACAAATTCTTCTCAGCGACAAGCCACGGGCTGCAGGAGCAACGACTACCGCTAGTTATAGCGGTCCGATGCTTCCTTTGGCTCCAACGTCGATGGTCTATCCCGTCCAAGATCTGACTAGTAAATCTAGTCTAGATGCTTGGGGGGCTAAGGCTATCGCACGTACGAAGCCAACAAATGCCGCAGCGGACCTATCCGTATTTCTGGGCGAGCTCTTCAGAGAGGGAATTCCCAAACTGATTGGAGCTTCCTTATGGAAAGAGAAGACGAAAGAGGCACGTAAAATGTCCTCTGACGAATATCTCAATGCTCAGTTCGGATGGGCACCAGTTGTAAGTGACATTCGCTCTATAGCGAATGCCCTTTATCATGCCGATGCTGTCATTAGACAGTACGAGCGTGATTCAGGCAAACTGGTTCGCCGCAAGTATGATTTTCCATCAGAAAGCAGCACTAGTTTTGTCACGCTTGCTTCCGGAGTTGTCCCCTGGATTCCAGGGGGCGTTTCTGGAGATTTGCTTGATCCAACTAGTAATGCCCGCGGTACCGTTTATCGGCAAGATTCCATCGATCGACGGCGGTGGTTCTCCGGAGCCTTTTCCTATTATCTCCCAGATAGCTATTCAGCTTCTGCCGAGATGAGGAAAATCGCCCAACAGGCGAAAAAGCTCTTGGGGTTATCACTTACGCCGGAGACTGTTTGGAATCTTTCTCCGTGGAGCTGGGCTGCCGACTGGTTTTTCAATGTCGGAGACGTTTTTTCAAACCTATCCGATTTACTAGTCGACAATCTGGTTTTGCAATATGGGTACATGATGGAGCACACTGTGCAACGTCGTACCTATACTTACGCAGGTCCTACGGGTGCTAAAACCCGAGACGTGCGTCCGTCAAACGTATCTTTCGTTATTGAAACGAAGATGCGTCAGCGGGCAAACCCCTATGGGTTCGGGCTAACCTGGAGTGGTTTATCACCATTCCAGTTGTCCATACTAGCTGCTCTTGGTATTAATAAGAGCTAGTTAGTGATGTACTGTCAGCGTTAAAACGCCAATAGGGGGCCTAACCGGGCCCCTAGGAGTGATGCCTATGTCGTTCACCGATCCGCAAACCATTACCATCTCTGCCGTTACGACCCCGTTGCCACGCGTAAGCGTTGGCGACGATAAGTCGGAATATCAGAGTGGCGATGGCCTCCTGACCCTGAGCGCGAGCCATACCTATGGCAAGCGCACCAGGCGAATGGTGCGGTTCGACACTTCGAAGTTGGCCCCGGATGCGTTCCGTCCGTCGGAGAATGTCAAGGTTTCGATGTCAAATTACATCGTCTTTGACCTTCCCACGGCCGGTTACACGCCTGCGGAGGCTCTCGCTGTGTGGGTGGGCTTCAAAACCCAGCTCGCAGCGTCTTCGGACGCCCTCATCGTCAAGCTTCTCGGAGGCGAGTCCTAAGGGACTCGTTTTTCGATTGGCTGGCGACATGATGACGCCACTAGGTTAGTGGCTAACAGGAAATGGCCTCCCGCCGAAAGGCGGGGACCGCCTGGTACACCACGTCCTTCACGTAGGGATATTCCTTACGGAAGGCGGCGCACGGACCTTGACCCCGACCACGTCGTAACCCGAAGGGTTGCAGCGTTAATCGTGATTGTGGTTAATGCGCTCTATCTAGTGGGTGAATCCATAATTTTCGGTCACAATGTGTGCCCGTAATTTGGATGTGAACTACACTAGTGTGAACGTAGTCTTTTGTCCTGCCGCTCCTTTTGAGCGTGCAGTCCTTCAGATTACGATTCGTCCAGCTAAGTCGTTGGACGAAAAGGAGCATGCTGCATTTCATGATTTCCTTACCGCTGTAGAGCGGTTTCAGGAATCAGTCCTGTAGCAAATTCATCTCACACTGGTGAGGTGTTTCTTTAAACCATCGGGTAAAATCCCGAGAAAGGAAGGCTGTTGTGAACAGAATCCCGATCGGGATCAACCCCGACGTCCTCGACCGTATGGTCAGGGACTCGAGCGACATTGCGTCGTTCGAAGAGGCCATGGAGGTCTGGGCGGTGTCCTATAAGGACATTGCCAAGGACCTCCGCGGCTACTCGTATCTCTGCCGTCACTTTGACGAGCGGGGACTCTCCGTGCTCAGCGAAAGGCTGTGCCGGGAGACGAGTATCATCCACTTGCGAGGGAATACCTCGTTCGTGGATTGCCTCTAGGGTTAGAAGTAACACCACGGTACCGCGACGTAGGCTATGGATACCTTCCCTCTATTAGGAGGTGGTATGAAAAGCCTGACGTCACTCTGGTCCTGTACGGCTAATGAAATGGCCGTACGATGCTGCACTAGCGCCACTCTCGACATAAAATATGTTGAGAGTCGGTTCAAACACGAGGGGTTATGGTTTTTGGCCGTAACCCTGGCGGACCTAGGCAAAGCTACCGAAAAGTGGCTTGACCAAGGTTTCGTCGTCCCTTCGGACGCTCCTAAGTTTCGCAAGAAACCGGGGCGTCGTAATAGTTGCCTCCCAGAGTTTCTGGGGGGGTTCTATGGACGTGTGTTTGATCCTAGTAGTGGCGCACTTTTGGAATTCCCGGACATTGAAGCAATCTATGCTTTGCGTCAGCTGTTGCTGATGTTTAGCAAGATCGCTCTCCCGGAGAAGCCCCTTTCAGGGGGTTCTCCAAGCAGCGGCGGCCGTAAGGTCGTCTCTGCCCAAAGAGAGCGTGAAGCGATGTCCGAGTATCTCCAATGTGAGCTCGATGTTAAGGCCTCAGATGCTAGGATTGATCCCCTTTACTGGGAGGATTTCCGTCGCATGTCTGAGATGCTGTTTGGCGATTTATTCGCCAAAGTAGATAGAGATATCTACTGGGGTCGTATGATCCCTAAGCATGGCCCAGGTGCTGTCGCTGACCGTATTTCCAGTAATGGAAAATGGAATCAGCGATCCTGGACCGCTCGTCTTCAGCGATTTTTACCTGCTGAAGAGTTTCTGATCCCCAATCCTTCCTTTCGGGAGGAGATGGAGTCAGAACTTAACATCGTCGAACCCGGCGCGGAGATACCCGTTAGGGTCATCACCGTTCCTAAAACGCTCAAAACACCTAGGATTATCGCTATAGAACCAGCTGCGATGCAATATGCGCAGCAGGCGATATACCGTAGTATCCTTGACTCGTTCTCAGAGGATAGTTTCCTCTCCCGAGTAATCGGATTCGATGACCAAAATCCCAATAGGGATATGGCTCGAGAGGGATCCTACAGCGGATCTCTCGCAACACTCGATTTGAGTGAAGCATCTGATCGTGTTTCGAATCAGCATGTAATCACCATGTTGTCTGACTACTCCCATTTGCTTGGGGCAGTTCAGGCAGCGCGGTCGACTAAGGCTGACGTACCTGGCCATGGCGTTCAACGCCTAGCCAAGTTCGCGTCTATGGGTTCAGCTCTCTGCTTTCCTTTTGAGGCGATGGTCTTCTTGACCGTCATCTTTCTAGGAATAGAAAGGGAGCTAAGTGCCCCGCTTTCTCGGAAAGCGATCATCAAGCGCTTTTCCGAGCAGGTGCGTGTCTTTGGGGATGATTTAATTGTCCCCAGAGACTATGTGCTGTCCGTTGTCGACGAACTCGAAGCTTTCGGCTTCAAAGTTAACGCCGGCAAGTCTTTCTGGACCGGAAGGTTCAGGGAGTCTTGCGGACGGGCTTACTTCGAGGGCCAAGACGTTACAATCGTCAAGGTTCGAGAGGTTCTCCCGACACAACGGCAGGATGGAAGTGGTGTTATCGCAGCGGTTTCCCTCCGGAACCAGTGTTACTGGTCCGGTTTGTGGAGGTCTGCGGCGTGGTTGGATAGCTACTTGGGGAAGCTTCTGAAGTTCTTCCCGAATGTAGCTCCGACCTCACCACTGCTGGGCAGGGAGTCAGCCTTGGGGTACGAATTCCAAGGTCTGGATCCATACACGAACAGCCCCTTAACTAAGGGCTATTATGTTCGTGCCGAATCCCCTCGAGATCCTCTCGATGGGACCGGTGCTCTGCTCAAGTGTCTCTTGAAGAAACCCCAGTCAACTTTCCCGATAAGGGACTTTGACCAGGACTCTTCATTCGACGTTGCCAACGTTGATGATGAGCACTTGGAACGTTCTGGACGTCCCGAGCACGTCAGCATCAAGCTCGGAAGGAGGTCACCCTTTTAGGGTGATCGGGGGCTAACGCCCTCGCGGGAG